TTTAAGATCACTTGCTAAATCACTCATATCAATTTCTTCTAATACTTTTTCGGTTATTGTTTTGTAATCAACAGGAACAAGTCCTGATAATTCCGATGCCGGAATTGATAACGTAATATTTACATTGTTTTCTTGCATTTTATTTTCCTTTGTTTTTGGGTGCGTTAATGAACGCCCGTGTTTTTATTATTATTAAACTTCAAGATTGAGTGTATGCTATACACACTTAATTTTGTGAGATATATTCAGCATAAATCCCACTAATATCAATTACATTATTTACTATATCCATCAACACTTCGTAAGCAATAGTAGAAGTTATTAAAGAACCCAAAGTTCTAAAATACCAACCTTCTTTTATATTTTCAGTAAGTTCATCCCAAGTCCAACTATCTTCATTCAAAAGTCTCTCTCTATTATATTCTTTTTCAGCTAATTCAAATGCTTTTTCTTCTAATTGATACTTAGCAGCAACTAAATCCCAAGCACTATACTTTATACAATTAAATAAATGTTCTGTTTCATATTCCGTAAGTTCTAATATATCTTTACCTGCTTCAGCAAAACCACTAACAATAGTTTGATTAAACGAATTATTAATAGTCATATCGTTATATGCTAAAACAGCCCAACCAGCAACACAAGCAGTTGTATTACACTTTGCAATATCTGATTCATTTAATGCTTCAAAAGGAATTACACATAATTGCTCGTAAATCTCTTCTGATTCATAAAGATTACCAGATGTTAATTCTTTATAACTTTCTGATTGATCAATAGCATTTTCAAAACTTGTATTAAGATCACGAACATCCCAATATGGCATTTCTTCTTCATCTAAAGGCACTTTGCTATAATCACTAATTTTAATTCTTTGGTTATCAACCAAATAATTAGCGTCTATTGTAAACCAATTTGTAATATCAAAATGCTTATCACCATATTTTTTGATATAATTAGCTGTTATGGTTAATTGTTTTTTGTTCATACTACCTCTTTCTAATGTTTCTGTATAAAATATAAAAATATATTATTACTAAAACTCCATAAACAAATTCAAATATATATTTACTCATACCATATCCGAAATATCAAGAATATGCGAAGCATATCTATAGATTGATGAATCTTCTTCAACTTTTCTTTTAGCACCATCAAACCAATCTTGGTAATGATAATAGACATCAATAATTTCATTTTGATCTGTAGTAATAACTTCAATAAAAGAAGCCGGCCCACCTGTAGACAAATGTATTCTATAATGTTTACTAACATCAACACCTAGTCCATAATCAAAAATTGAACTTTCATGAATATCTTCATTTTTTACAATCTCTAATACTTTTTTGTCATTTTCATCTTCTAAGTCAAGATCATCCATTTCGTTATGAAATGCTACCAGAAGTGCTTTAATATAAAGATTAGTAGAATCCATACTGTCATTAATTCTTTGTTCACAATTTAATTGTTTATCGTTCATAACATCTCAATTCTGGTTTGTAGTTTTTCTAGTTGTTCTTTGGTTTCTATTGTTTTTGCTTGATTGTTAATTAGTTTCCATAATTTTTCTATACAAGAAGCAAAAGATTTAAAACGTTCTTGCGAAATAGCATTGCTAATGCTTCCGTCAGAAATTGCTTTAAAATAATTATACTTTTCAACATATATTGATTTTTCTGACATAAAATAAGGAAGAACCCAACCACCACTTCTCCCATAACTATGACAATCAGTATAGCCAAAAGATTGCGCTATTTCACTGGCTTTTCTCCAAAATATATCAATTAAATCTTGATAAACTTCTTCGCAATCATAAACATTTTCACTAAGTTTAGGATAACGCCATTTTACATTAACAGCTAAATAACCATCTTGGTGAATGTATTTATCATCTATCATATTGAAATCATCAAAATATAGATACCTTAAATGTTCAACAGCAGATGTATTTGTCATTTGATTATTAATATCTTTAATAATAATTGTTGGATTATTCATTATTCTCCTTTTACTTTAATGTTCTTTCTAATTTTATGGCCGTAATACTTTTATTTACAATTAAATTGTAAAAATTTGTTGGAACTTCTTTTAAATTTAATATTTTGTTTAATTCTTTTCTTTCTAAAGAAGAAAACCCACCCCACATACCGTATTCTATTTGATTATCCATTGCATAAGCTATACAATTTGTTTGCACAGGACACTTTTTACAAATAGATTTTACTTTTAAATTATTTTTTCGTGACAAAGCAGATTGTCTTTCTGTATCTGGAAAAAATAAATTGATATCTAGGTTTTTACACGCAGCTTTTTCTCTCCACAATTCTTTTTCTATTTTAAATTTATTCTTCATCTTCACCTTCTTGGTGGTTTCCAAATAACGGTTGAATTATAATTTTTCTAAAATACGATAAAAAATTATCTTTTGTTTCGCTTTGTTGCAAACTTATCATTATCAAAGAAACAATTGCTGATAACGATAATGCTGTATAAACAGATAATTCTTGATCAATATCTTCACCTTCAGACATCATATTTATAATATGTAACTGAAATCTTGCCCTGTCTTGCTCATCAGAAAAATCAATTCTTTCTACCAAGTTTACTATTGACACTAAAGATGATAAAAACAATGAATCATCTAAACTGTTTGTTGGGAGTTTTTTAAAATTACTTTCATCAATATTTTCTATTTCATCCATTGAAAACATTAATCACCACCATACCTTTGAACCATCACAATTTTTCCCGACAAACTCTAACCACCAAGAAGCATAAATCCAATCATTAATATAATCAGAATCTAAAGTATCTAGCTGTTTATTTTCTTCTTTCTGAAGATTATACGCAAATTGTTCTGTATTCTCTTTCATCCATTTAGACATATCTAAACAATCCATAGCAGATATACCATTATCTCCATCTCCATAAAATGTATATAAAGAATCGTCCAGATTGTCTGATTGACTTAAAATTCCCAAAAGATGATTGCCATACTTTCCTCTATACCAACAATCAGTTCCAAACATTGACCCTGCTGGGTTAATATTTTTAACAATTGGATTTGATTCTCTTTCGTTTTTCCAAGTACAATTGCCTTGTTCTTGTGTTTCAACACAATCAATACGGTTATCTTTATCTCTTGCTGCTTTTAAAGCACAAGGATATTCGCTAGGTATATTATCTAATCCCATATTTTACAACTCCCCTGCTTTTTCTGCTTTCATATAATCATAATGATCCCAATCTATATCAGCAATTGAATCATATTTGTAATGATATTCCCAACTTTCATCTGAAACAATTTCACCTTTATTAATTTTTATTTCTCCAGCAAAACACATTCCTGGTTCTTCATAATAAAGCCAAAACATAAGTTTAGGAAATTGTTTACTTAACTGTTCTTTTAAGAAATCACTTCCTGGACCCCAAGCAGTTTGATATTCAAAATGAATATATGATTCACCATTACTTTTTGTTATAGGATTTTCAAAATCAGGATCTCCATTTTCCAAAATATTATATGTTGTTATATTACAATGCTCAATACCTGATGTATCAATACTATAATCACCCCATTTAGTCCCCCAATTTTCATTAGCCCAGTTATACCAATTATCTGAACCATACTTTTCAATAAGTTCTTTATTTTCTTCCCCTGCTATTGAACTAGTTGTATTTTCTAATTCAATTGGCATTGGGGTTAAACTTCTAAATATTTTATATTTATCATTAGAGGAACCAGTAGGCTCATCTGAAGTAATAAAATTAATAAACTCTATTACGTCTTCTGTTTTACCCAACACCCCTAATGTATTTTGACAATGATTAGGCATTATTTTTCTCCGTTTCGTTAGTTATGTTTTTTCCTACATATTTTCTTTTTATATGATTATTAAAAGCTGCACCAATAGAAATAAATTTATTATGTATTAACGGCACAAAACTGCTTATATTAACATCTGGATATAAATACATTTGATTGTTTTTAAATACAGCAATTAAAGGGCCATAATCGTTTTCAATATTTTTGTAATAAATAATTTCTTTTAACAATGTTGATTCTTCACATTTAATATTTATTACCACATTACTCCTTTTTAAACAATTCTAATTGATTTACATTAATTTTAGAAAATTCTTCTTCAGTAAATTGAGGTCTAGGTATATTGTGTTCATCACAAAATTCATACCATTTTTCATACCCAGCAGCATTACACAATTCTAAATCATATATTGATCTCATAAATTGTTCATCTGTTGGATAAACTTGATCATAATCATCAAACTCATAACCTTTATTTACTAAATCAAAATAAATTCTTTCATAACAACTTTCTAAATTAAGTTTATCTTTATAAACTAAATCAGAATTAAAATCATCAACCCAGTATTTAACTGTTTCAATTGCTTCTTTAAATTGTTTTTCAGCATAATCACCTTCATCAGCAATAGGATAATCATTTAATTGATCCATCCATTCCATTGCTGCTATAAAAGCAATAGTAATATCTTCTTTTTTAATTTCATCTTTAAAAGGAAGTTCTTGTTTAAGAATACGACAAACTAATCTGTCAACATTACCAACCATCCAATGACTATAATTTTCTATTCTAAAATCAAGAGGAAATCTAGACATTAAATCTTTTGTAATAACTTCAAAATTAGATACTTCTCTTATATCAGAGTCTCTATTCTTATCAACTCCACAAAAACCCCAAGTTTTAAACATATCATCAGAACCCCAATAACCAAAATATTCTGGTTTTTGCAATCCATCTTTTGCGCACTTAAGTATATTTTCAACATAATTAAATATCATTGTTTTTTTTCTTCCTTTCTAAATACTTGTTTAAATCAAACTTTGGTTTTAGATTTTCTCTTAAATTATTTGCTATTTCCCAACACTCATTTGCTTCTTTAATTTTATTTTGTTTATAAAACAAATCACCAAGTTGTTGGTATTCTTCCCATTCATAAAACATTATTGCTCTTTGAATTTAAAAGATTGTTTTACAAAACTATTAAAAGCATCTGCCAATGAACCTTTTGCGTTACCAAAATCATTTACAGGTTCTTTGTCTTCAGCATCACGAAAAAGAACACTGCTTCCAATTTGTTTAGTATTAGAAGTACAAAATAACTTAACTCTTGTTTTTTTAGGGTGCTGAGATGCTGGTATATCATTATATTCATCATTGTCTTTGTCAATAGGCGCTGCCCAACCACAAGTTCCAACAGTTAAATAATCATACTTAGAAGATTCAAGCAATAATTCAATATCGCTTGTATCCAATAAATCATAAACATCTCCACCAGAAGAAATCTCAACTGCTTCAAAATTGTCTTCAGAAACATTTAATCCAAATATTACAGCTTTATCGCTATCAAATGGATAATCTATTTCTTTTGAAATCTTAGTAATAAAATTTGCAAATACACTGTTTCTCATAATTTTCATGTTATTTTCCTTTGTTTATGTTAATTTTAAATTTACCAGTTTCTAATTATGTGTATAAGATCATTACTCTTATTAACATAATATAAAGAAACTACTTCTTTGTTTTGCATACAATCATTATTACTATTGTATTTGTAATATAATTGAATAGCATATTCATATTTATTATTGTCAATAGTGAACGATTTTGTATTTATTAAAGTTTTAGTTATATTATATTCACTATTGATATAATTTTTATATTCTCCTATAAAACATATTTTCATAGAAGAACTCTTTATTGGTTGCGGCATAAAAAATTCTTTTTTATGTTTATTTGACATCAACCAATCTTGTTCTACAATTTTTACATAATTAGTTATATCAGAAATTGTATTAATTTCTTCATTAATTATTGTCATCATATGTAATTAATTCCTTTTCCCATAATTCAAAATCAGGATTTATATCTGTATCATTTTCCCAATCAAAAAATGTAGTTTGTTTTTTTATTGTTAACAATGGAATAATTTCTAAATTTTTGTTATTTGATAAATCTTTTAATATTTTTTTAATTTCTTTGTCTTTAAGAAATTTTTGAATATCTTCTTTTTGTTCTTTAACTAATTTAATTTGTTTTTTTCTTTTATTAAACATCATTATTTCTTTCTTGTGTTTTTAATAACTGACATATTTTAATAACTTTTTCTACTTTTTCATTACTTTCATTATTAATTAATATATTTCTTAATATCCAATTGTAATCTTTTGTTCTAAATACTGGAATTTGTATTTGACTTGCTAATTTATCAAGTTCATTTAACAATAAATGCCTTGTGTAATTATCCATATTTAATGATCTCCTTGTTCTAATAAATCTGCTCTAACATTTAGGCTTGTTAACTCTGATTTTTTAACCCAAAAATAATTTGATTTATGTAATAAAGCAGGAGTATATTCTTTTCTAAATTCTCTTTCTAAAATGTCTACTCCAATTTTTTGACAACTACTAGACAAACAATAGTTATATCCTGCTAAATGTCTTTCAATAATATATTCTTGATCACAATAAATACATATTGGCATATTTTTTCCTTTAAAAGAAATAAGGTTTTATATAATATTTTTTCCTTATTATTTATCGGGCGTATCCTGAGAGATAAATTTATTAAATTAATATAACCCGAATTAATTTGTAATTAAATATAACCTATTTCAGCAATTTTTTCACGAATAGGTTTTCTTGTTTCATTACGCAAATCAATTATTGCTTGTTTTTTAACAAGCAATTCTTTCAACTTGTCAATGTTTTCTTTATTTGCTAATTCTACACAATCGTTAATAACAACATTATATCCTCTGTATAATAAAGAAATAACTAATTTTAATTGCTCAATGTTTGACAAATACAAAAACCTTCTGTCTTCACCTAAATCATACAATTCATTTTTTCTAAGTTTTCTAATTATTGTTGATTCTATTAAGAAATCCATAAATTCAATTTCTGGTTTAGTATTATACCAATTTAATTCTGGACTAAACTTTTTTAACTTAAATTGAGTTTGACTTCTTACTTTTAATTTACCACTTGTAATTAAAGTGTTAGTATTTACCTTAAGCATTTTTGCTCCTTTGTAATAGATTATTTATTAACATCAAACTGACTTGGATGAATTTGCTGTGTGCTATTTATAAGTTTAGCCTGTTGCTTTTTCTTTGGTCCAAATACTCTATTTGAATATTTAGTGCCATCAGGATAAACAATACCTAAATAATTTGGATTGTCAATCTTTTTCTGAACATCATCTAACATAATAAACAATTGCTCAATTACAGCATAATCAACAGCATAATCTTTATCTGTAACTGCGTAATAACGAATTTCTGAATTAGTTATTTCTTCTTTAATATAAATAACAACTCCATAACTAATTTTACCAAAATCTATGGCAAGACCAATAACTTCTGCTTCCATAAAATCTTGCTCATTATCATAAACTTTACCTAATAATTTATACGACATAAAAAATTTCCCTTTCTAATATGTTGGAATAATATATTACTATTCTGTATTTATGATTAACTACATTATTTATTCTTACAAATATACTTTGTATTAGTAATTTAGCGATTAAATTACGGCATAATTTACGCACCAAATTACTCAGCAAATTAGCGACTAATTTAATTGCTAATTTAACGAATAATTTAATTCGTAATTTACGAACTATAAAAATTGCCATTAGTCAGTTTATCGTCAAGTAAATTGAAAACTACAAATAAGTGAAAACTAATTTAAAGAAAGTTTTTTTTGCGGAGTAAAAAGACGGCCATTTGATCGGCCAATATTGTGCGTAGTATATCAAATACTTTACAGAAAACTTGTTGAAGCCTTTGCAAAAGTCTTAAGTAAATACTTTTTGCCGCCAACGTGTTTGAAAGTGTTATTTGGTAAATTTTAGTATATGTTTTTTACACGCAACAAATAGTTTGAAGAAGTCTTAAGTAAAGCACTCCCGTATATTTATTAATATTAATCTTAAAAATTGAGTGCATATTTTCCAACACATCAAGGGTTTTAATAAAGTTTGAATTTATAACGCTATTTCTTCAGAGCTTACCTTGATGGGTTTAGTTATTCAATACTAGATGATATGTCTTGCAAATAAGATAACATAGACCCGGTAAATTTAATACGACCAACATGAATCAAAGTGATAGTTGGATCAACCCAAATTGAACCACCAATATCTTGCCAATATCTACAAAACCCATAATCTTCAGATAAAAATCTATTTTTTTCAGGGTCAATGTATGAATTAAAAAAAGCATATGTCTTTTCCATTTCTTTTTTTGTTAACGAACCAGTGTCGTCATTATATTTTAAATGAGGATAGGATTCAATCATCTTCTCAAAACATGATCGTTTAATTAACATAAAACCAGTGCCGGCATCATAAATTTCTATTGCCCCATTTTCAACCTTCAAAGTTGTTTGCTCTTTACCTTTTGCTGGATTAACAACAAATCTTAAACTTTTTGACATCAATTCGTCATACTTAACATCTTTAACAACAGCGTCATGCTTAACTTTTCTCCAATTAATATCTTTAATTGGATAAGCTGCAGTCATAACTTCTTTATCATGCCATAACAATTTAATAATATCTTCTGCTTCAAACCCAATATCTGCATCAATAAACATCATGTGAGTAAATTCACTATTTGCTAAAAATTTAGCAGAAATATTATTTCTGGCCCTTGAAATCAAACTGTCAGTAATTGTTGAAATTGCAAACTTTATTCCATGATCTCTAAAATACATTACTGTCTTTATTACAGACATAAATGTTGATTCAGTTATTTGCTGGTCATAACAAGGTATAGCGATCATCACATACCATGATTTAATTTGCTCAGGGTTAATATCTATTTGGGATTGTTCTATTTCTAATTTTGTCATGATTCAAGTATATCTTAAAATATACAGCGACAACCCCTTTTATTAAATTTTTTAATACGGTATTTGCCGCGGTTTCAACTTACTAATTATGAGCTTTTATAGATTTTCTAAAGTAAATTCAAACCCATCACGAGGGTTTGGTTTTGAAGAATAAGAACGCGAAAACCCGTTTTTGTTTCCATCATAAATAGAAACAGTTCCAGCATCTTCAAATTCATCATACTTCTCAGAATCAATACTAAAATCTAATATCTCTAAATCTATCTCATTATCAATCATAATATTTGAAGCAGCAGCAAAAACAGAACCAGCTAAAGCATCAGCCATATCTTTTGACCCACCACTTGGGTGATCAATTCGGTTATTTGAAAATAATCTTAATTTCAATAATTCATCCTCAACTAAATGCTCTTCCCAATAACCACGCAATCTTGTGTCATATATGGCTGTCATTAAAGTGTCGTAATCGGTTTTCTTTACGCTATGAAAATCTGCATTTACTCCTAAAGCTCTTAAGCTCTGAATCATCTCAACAGATTGCCATCTATCAAAAGTAACTAAACCAACATCAAATCTTCTGCACAAATCAATAATCATTTGCCTTACTGAAGCAAAATTAATTTCTTGACCAGGTTCTGCTTGCCAGGAATATACTAAATCAACATTTATTACCGGCAATCTTTCTACACCCATTGAAGTTTTAATTTCAGTAATGCCCGGACAATGAGTCATACATAAAGCTGATCTATCTCTATTTAATCCTAAATCAACATGAATAAATCTTCTATGACTATCTGAATTATTAAACCAAGGATGAAAGCGGCCTTCTTCATCTAAAGGATTATCTGAATAATTAAAAGCTTTTCTAACTAAATTTTCATCTCTAAAATAAGCATCTTCCATACTTGGCGGCTCACATTCAAATCTTGCTTTAGCTTCAATTGGGTTTCTGATATATTCAGATTCTAATTGCTCTCTTTTGATTGTAGGATTAACTTCCCAAGTAGCAGCTTTAATTGTCCAAGTTTTTGGTTCTTTTTTTTCTCTAGAGTTATAATATCTTTGTTGAATAAAATCACCTTTGTATCTAGGAAACGACAAAAGAATAACTTTACCTACTTCTGGAAACCGAGACATAACAGATAATTTACTCATATTATAAATTGCAGATGCTGAACCTTTTGCCCTGGTATCTCCTTTTAATTCAGAATCAGTTTTAAATGCTGCAATTTCATCCAAAATAATTGTTAATACTTCATAACCTTCCCAGCCTTCACTTTCTGAGTGACCAGAAAATAATCTAACCGGTCTTGAGAAGAAAAAAATTTCTGATACTCTTGGCTCAAAACCCACACTATTAAAATAAGGAGAGGCCAATAATAAATTTTTTAATGGTTCAAAGAATACTCTTTGTGCTTGTTGAGCGTTTACAGCCAGGTTTAACAAATCTATATAGACACCGTGAGCTTTCCCGTAATATCCCAAAGGATCTCTCAAACAATGTAGCAAATATGACGTATACGCGATAGATATTCTGCTACAATGGTCTTTTCCACTACCCTTACCGAGCATACAAATAACTTCATTATCAGTATATTTATTGTAATATTCAGTTCCTTTTTCTTCACCCATTAATTTAATTAAAGTTGGCTTACGAAAGATTTGAGTACTATGTCTAACAATTTCAGTTTGAATTTCAGAAAGGTCTGGCAAACCCAAATACTTTTTGTCTTTAACAAAGACATCAATAGGTACAGGTTCTTCCATAAGCTCTTCTTGTTTCAAAAGCCTATTAAAATCTTCAAATTCAAGATTAACACCGAGATAATCAGACATTATATTAATCCCAACTTAATCCCAATAGGGCAAAAATACAGTCTCAAATTCTGGCGATATGCCCCTATAGCCTTAAAAAGCCTTCTCAAATTCTGAGAGGTAGGGGGTATAGG